TCAGGGTGCGCTAGAAGAGCGTGATGCGTATCGTAACCTACAGAAGTTCGTAACTGATCACTTTGTTCGCGTAGTTTATGATGATTGGCTTGCAGCATCGATGGAAGTTAACAGCTTTGGCATACCTTTACGTCAATATGACCGTTTTTGTGATGCTGCTCAATTCCGAGGCAAGGCATGGAACTGGGTTGACCCGCAGAAAGAGATGAATGCAGCGATCACAGGGCTTAAATCAGGCGTTCTAAGCCTATCTGACGTTGCTAGTCAGTATGGTAAGGATGTAGAGGAGTTAGTGTCTCAGATCGCACGAGATCGCGATATAGCAGAACAATATGGCGTTAACTACGCTCTTGAGCCTTATGGCGCTAACTTCAACAGTATTAATCCTGATATAGTCGGAGATGATGATGCCGAAGTTCAAGGGTAAAGAAATAAACACTAAGCCTACTGACGGAATGGTGTCAGAGGCAAAGAAAGGTCTTGAGTGGCGCAAAGAATATGGGCGCGGTGGCACAGAAGTTGGTGTAGCCAGAGCAAGAGACATACAGAATAGAAAAGAGCTATCATTCAGCACTGTTAAAAGAATGTACTCTTTCTTTAGTCGGCATGAAGTAGACAAGAAAGCTGAGGGCTTTAGCCCAGGCGAGAAAGGCTATCCTAGCGCAGGGCGTATTGCTTGGGCATTATGGGGTGGCGATGCAGGGTTTTCTTGGTCTAGGAAGATTGCTGGACAATTAGACGATGATAGAAACGAAGAGGCTGTAAATATGGACAATGAAGTAGAGGTAGAAGCTACTGTTGAGTCTGTTGACGAGGTTCGTACTGAAGAAGTAGTTGAAGAGACAGTAGAAGAAACTGCTGAAGCTGTAGAAGAGACTGCAGAAGAAGTGGTAGAAGAAACTGATCGCTCGGCTAGTCCTGAAGTGCAGCATCGTGCAATGGAGATGGATTTTTCTCCCATTGATGAAGAGACAAGAACAGTTAAGATGGCAATATCGAGTGAAGAGCCTGTAGGTCGTTCATTCGGTACTGAAGTATTAGACCATACGCGAGAGTCGATAGATTTATCGTTCTTAGCATCTGGTCGCGCACCATTGCTTTTGGATCACGATCCAGAGAAGCAGATTGGTGTCATTAAATCGGTAGAGCTTGACGAGAATGCGCGTAGACTACGTGCAGAAGTTCGCTTTGGAAAAGGTGAATTGGCTCGTGAGGCTTTCTCTGATGTTGTTGATGGAATTAAAGCTAACATTTCCGTTGGTTACTCTATTGGCAAAATGGAAAGAGACAAAGGCGATAAGGAAACCTATCGTGCTAAGTCATGGAAACCCGTTGAAGCAAGTTTGGTGTCTATTCCTGCCGATATGACAGTTGGCGTTGGGCGTTCAGGCAAAGCTGAAAATAAACCCGTAATTAAAACTTCCCTAAAAGAGAGAAATATTATGTCAGAAGTTAATATCGAAGCGGTAAAAGCTGAAGCCCAGCAAGCCGCACAAAAGAATGCCGCTCAAATCGTTGAGTTAGGCGCACGTCACAATAAGTCAGATATGGCTCGCGATGCTATTGCAAAAGGCGAATCAATCGAATCTTTCCGTGGCGCATTACTAGAATCAATCGGTTCTGAAACTGCACTAGAAAGCCAAGACATCGGCATGAAAGATGCTGAAGTTAAACGCTTCTCTATGGCTAAAGCTATCCACGCTCTAGCTAACCCAACTGATCGTAGAGCGCAAGAAGCTGCTGCATTTGAATTTGAATGTTCACGAGCTGCTGCTGACCAGTACGGAAAAACTGCACAGGGCATTATGCTTCCTGCTGACGTTCTTCGTAACTGGAAGCGTGACATGAACGCTCTTACTGATGATGCTGCATTAGTTACTGAAGACTTCCGTGGTGGTGATTTCATCGATGCCCTACGCAACCAATCTTCTGTAATGGCTGCTGGTGCGCGTATGCTTGGTGGTCTAAGCGGTGACGTTAAGATTCCACGCAAATCTGCTGCATCAACTGCTGCGTTTGTTGATGGTGAAGGTACTGCTGTAGCTGAATCAGAAATGACTGTTGGTCAGGTTTCATTGACTCCTAAGACTCTAGGTGCATTCACTGACGTAACTCGTCAGCTTCTAATGCAATCTAGCTTAGACATTGAAAGCCTAATCCGTGATGATCTTGCTAAGTCTATTGCTATTGCAATTGATAAAGCTGGTCTTGAAGGTTCTGGTTCTAACGGTAACCCAACTGGTATCTTAAACACTGCTAATGTTGGAACTGTAACTGCATTTTCTGCTGCTAACCCAACTTTTGCTGAAGCTGTAAGCCTTGAAACTGCTGTTGCGGGTGCTAACGCACTTAACGGCAACCTTTCATACATTCTTCCTGCTGCAATGAACGGAGCTCTTAAAACGACTTCTGTTGACGATGGTTCAGGTGTATTTGTATCTCAAGGTGGTCAGATCAATGGTTATAACGCTATTGTATCTGCTCAAGCAACTGCTGGTAACTTGTACTTTGGTAACTTTGATGACCTACTAATCGGTATGTTCGGTGGTTTGGACATCGTAGTTGACCCATACACTGCTTCTACTTCTGGTACTGTTCGCGTTGTTGCGATGCAGTCTGTAGATGTAGCTGTACGTCACGCTGCAAGTTTCGCTTTCGGTAACGATGGCGCATAAGTAACACTGTGAGGGGGTTCGCCCCCTCCTTTACTAAAGGCTATTCCATGGCTATCCCATAGTAGCTTTTACTAAAGGAGAAAAGTATGAAAGTTAAATTTGTAGAAAGATGCAATATTGACTCAGCACTTTATAGAGTGGGAAGTATTTTAGACCTGCCAAAGAAAGAAGCTGACAAGCTAATAGACTCTGGCAAATGCGTTGCTGTTGAATCTAAGAAGAAAGCAAAGAACAGAAGCGTTGGGCTTGAGGCAAGTGAATTAGAAACTAGAGTAGAAACAGATGCCAGTTGAGACTGCTGACGATAGAGCTTTGATGATAGCTGACTTTGGTGAGTCAGTTACTTATATGCCAACAGGTAGAGCAAAGAGTACGATCACTGCTATATTTGACAACCAATACCAGTCTGTTGATGCAGGTGGTACGGTTAGCTTCGCAGTTGTGCAGCCAAGACTTACAGTTAGATCGGCAGATATACCTAACGCGGAAGAAGGTGACTGCTTTCTTGTTCGCAGCACATTGTATGCTGTTACAATCTTAATGGATGATGGCACAGGGATTACAGAGATTGCACTAGAGGCGCAGCAATGAGTCATGTCAGAAAAAGCATAAGGGATAACATCAAGACAACACTTACTGGTCTTGCAACAACTCGAAGCAACGTGTTTCAAAGTCGAGTCTATCCCATGCATAGCTCTAAATTGCCTGGTATTCTGATTTACAATAAGTCAGAGGAAACTAGCTACGAAACGGTATCTACGCCTAGAATGCAAAATAGAACGGCTGATTACCAAGTAGAAGTATATGTTAAAGGTACAGCTAATTATGATGATACTCTTGACCAAATATGCCTAGAAATAGAAGAGGCATTGTATGAAGATTTAACAAGAGGTGATAATGCAAGTGATACACGCATTACATCTTTTGATGCAGATTTTGACGGTGGTGGAGATCAGCCCGTAGCTGTGGCAACACTGACTGTTGAAGTAACTTATCAGGTAAGAGAAAATAACCCTGATGTTTCAATTTAATGGCGATTACGCCTTTTTTTAATATTTGAGGTAACTAAAATGGCAACACACACTGGACACTCAGGCGTAGTCACAGTTGGCAGTAATATTGTCGCTGAAGTAAAAGACTTTTCGATTGAGATAACTGCTAACACAGTTGACGCAACAACTCTTAATGCCGCTGCAGCTGATGCTGGTTGGACTAAAACTAAAGTAACTAACAGATCATGGTCTGTAAGCATTAACTGCTTTATGGATGATGGCGCAGCTAATGGACAAATTGACATGGTTAATAACATTAATCAGTCTGTTACTGCTATGCTTGCTAACGCAGGTGTATCTATTTCATGTGAAGCAGGTGGCGATACTTTTGCTGGAGACGTACTAATTACGTCAATGTCGGAATCAGTTTCTGGTGACGGACTTGTTGAAGTTTCGTTTACTGCAACTGGTCTAGGCGCACTTACAATTTCATAAGGAACTAAACCATGGGAAAATTAATTGATAGTGCCGTAGCGCACTTCAGTGGGAAGCAAGTTAGAAGTATTCGGGTAGATGAGTGGGATTGCACTCTCTACTCGAAGAACCTATCTTTAGAAGACAAAGCTAGATGGTTTGCTAGAGCCGATGGTGATAACACAGATTATCTTGTTTACGCCTTAATATTTGGCGTAACAGATGAGAAAGGTGACTCAGTATTCGACCTGAGCGATAAAGCAAAGCTAAGAAAAAATGTTGACCCTGAAGTCTTGAGTAAAGTAGCTAACTTTGTTCTTTATATCGATGAAGAAGAGGAACGCGAAAAAAACTAATAAATGATCAAGGTGTGCCAACTGAAACTTATTATATGTTTCACTTAGCAGAACACCTTGGTCAACCACTCTCGACCATCTTAGCAATGACACCAGATGAGTTTAATTATTGGTTTACTTATTTGCGTATAAAACACGAGCAGACTGAGGCAAGAAATGGCTAAGACCGCACAAGCAGTAATCGAAACTAAAGTCAAAGACGGAGCGTCTGCTGGCTTCCGTAAAGTTGATAAGGCAATGCAAAATACTGCGAAGCAGGGTAAAGTCCTGAATCAGCAGTTTAGGTTTATGCGTGGCGGTCTAGGTCAGGTAGGTCATCAGGTGCAGGATGTCGCTGTACAGTTACAGATGGGACAGAATGCCATGTTGGTATTCGGTCAGCAGGGTTCACAAATTGCCTCTTTATTCGGACCTGGTGGCGCGATGTTAGGTGCTGTTCTAGCTGTAGGTGCTGCTCTTAGTATGAGTTTAGCTCCTTCATTTTTCGGTGCTACTGAAGCCGCTAAAGAACTAAAAAATGCTAACAAAGACCTGATTGATAGTTTTGACAGCCTAAGCCCGGCACAACAAAAGTTTGCCAAAATTTTAGCTACAAAAAAATTAGAAGAATATGAGGCAGAGTTAAAAAAACTTAATGAAACAACAAGAGATCAGATGACAACTGTTCTTACTGGCTCATTTGGTATTGTTTATGGTCGTAAAGATTTAGAAACGCTCGAAGAATATAATGAGCGTATTACTAAACTTGATAGTGATACTGATTTTTACGAAGCAGCAATAGCTGCTCTTAAAGAAAAGGTTGATAACACTACGACTGCCTTTGAAAAGCAAGATGTGGCACTAAAAAAACAAATAGGCACATTTGGGATGTCTTCTCTTGCAATAAAAGATTATGAGATTAGACAAAAAGTCTTGCGTGATGAACTAACGCTGACTGAAGGCTTACAGTTAATCTTTCATCTTGCTGAATTAAATCGTTTAGAAGAGGCTAAAGCTGCAAGAGAAGAAGAGCAAAAACTCTCATCAGAAGCACAGCAAAAACTTAAGCAAGAAGCAGAGAAAAAGTTACAGCTAGAGGAGAATCAAAAAAACCAACGTATACTAGCGGTTAATAATTTAATAGCAACTTTAGACCTAGAGATTGCTAAGACCAAAGAAACAGAATATGCAAATTTAAGCGCACGAATTGCTGTAGCTGATCTCACTGATGGTGAAAGAAAATTAATCCAAGCTAAAATGGATAAGTTAAAAGTTTTAGATGCAGAGAAGAAGAGAAAGGAAAAGCTAGACGAGTGGGAAAAGAAGTCTGCAACAGAAAAAAGCGCACATCTTGCAGGTGAAGCGGCTAAATCATTTGGGGCATTTGCACATAATAGCAAAAAAGCAGCAGCTTTACAGAAGACAGTGCAGATCGCCCAGGCAACAATGAATACAATAACAGGTGCAACAGCTGCGCTTGATGACTATCCCGTGCCTATAAACTTTGCAATGGCTGCTATGACTGTAGCGCAAGGTATGGGTATGGTTAGCCAGATTAAAGCGCAATCGTTTGACGGTGGTGGTTTTACTGGTGCAGGTTCTAGGACAGGCGGTGTAGATGGTAAAGGTGGCTTTCCTGCTATACTTCACCCTAATGAGACTGTTATTGACCATACAAAATCAAATCGAGGAGCTGGTTCATCAGTTGGCGATAGCATTGTGGTCAATCAAACAATCAATGTCACAACTGGTGTACAATCTACAGTAAGATCAGAAATACAAAACATGATGCCACAAATTGCTGAATCTGCACAAAATGCTGTGCTTAATGCTAGGATGAGGGGCGGTAGTTACTCTAAAACATTATTAGGTCGATAACATGGCAATAACGTATCCATTAACTTTCCCAGAAATTGACGGCAAAACAATTATAGAAAAAATAACAATGCGACATATCAATAGTGTTGCTGTTACGCAGTCGCCTTTTAATTACAAACAACAAGTGCAGGATTATGGCGGCGTTAGATGGGAAGCCGAAGTAACTATAAGACCGTTAACGCATACCGAAGCAAAAACATTTAATGCTTTTATAAGTTCATGTAAAGGTAGCTTAGGCACTTTTAAAATGGGCAATCCATTAGATGTGAAGACAGTTGATAATGCTACAGCAGTTTTTCAATCAGCTCATTCTGAAGGTGACAATGCTATTAATGTTTCATTTACTGGCAGTGCAAGAATTTTAGTTGGTGAATATATTTCTATAGCAAATCATTTGTATTTAGTCTTAAACAGAACCGCAGTAGGTGGTGGTGAAAGTTTAGATATCATACCACCGTTAAGACAATCAGCAGTTACAGGGCAAACAGTTGTAACAGATGAGCCTGTAGGGTTATGGAGACTAGCAAGCAATCAGACAGAATGGAATGTTAGCAAGAACCTACATTACAGCTTTACATTTTCTTGCGTAGAGGACATTTAAAGTGGCACGTAATTTAAGCGCAAATCTTTTAGCTGAGTTTACTTCTGAATCATTGCGACCAGTTTTTTTTGTACGCATACAGTTTGCTAATAACAATTTCTTAAAGATAAGCACATTAAATTCGCCTATAACTTACGACGGTCATACTTATGTCGGAGCAGGTAATTTATTAGGCATTGAATCAGCAGACGAAAATAGTGATTTAGGGGTTTCTGGCTTAAATATATCTCTAAGCGGAATAGACTCACAGGTAGTGCAAAATACTAGAGACGAAGATTATCAAGGGAAAGAATGCGTAGTTCTGTTAGGTGCAGTCGATGACAACAATTCAGTAGTGGGAACTACAGTATATTTTCAAGGATATAACGACTACATTGTTTATACTCAAAGCCCAGGTACTATTATTGCTACTTTAACTGCTGAGAATAAACTGGTGCGATTTAGCAAAAGCAAAGTTAGTAGATACACCTGGGCTGACCAAACCAAAAATCATAGTACCGATTTGGGCTTACAATTTGTTAACACAATCGCAGAATCAGAAATCAAATGGGGACAGGATTAATATGTTTTTTGCACTTGAACCTATAATTAAAAACGATGCAGGTGAATAATGGGGTTTAGTCTTTCAGATGTTTTATTTGGCGCGGGTTCATCAGAAGTTGTAGGTTCTGCTGAAAAGTTAGTTGGTGCTATTGTAGGCAGTCCTTTTGGTGTGGGTTTCGATTATGTAATGGAAGGCATGATTGATGATGCTCAATTTGACACTATGTCTGGTAGAACAGCTACTGGTCGCGACCCTACAGCATCAAGAAAAATAGTTTATGGAGAATGCCGAACTGGCGGCACTATTGTGTATTTGGCAAATAGTGGTGTCAGCAATATATACTTACACCAGATGACTTGCTTCGCTGTTGGTGAATGCGAAAGTATAGAAGAAATTTGGTATGACGATAAAATGGTAATGAAGCTAGATGCTGGTATTCCTAAATATTATGATGAATGGAGTTCAGGAACATCACCTTCAACTACACCAAAATATACATATATAAAAACCAAGACTGGTGCGGATAATCAGGTTGCTGTAACAGGCTCCTCTGAAACTGGAAAAGAATTGCCTAGCCAATGGTCATCAAATCATAGATTATTTGATATATGTTACGCCTACACTAGATTCGATTTAGAAGAAGGAAACCCTTACGACGGACAACCCAACGTAACTGCTAGAATAAAAGGGCGTAAATTATACGACCCTAGAAAAGATAGCACATCTTCTATGTCTGGTACTGGCAGTCACCGACCAGATGACCCTGCAACTTGGGAATACTCAAATAATTCTGCGCTTTGTGTTCTTGATTACTTAACTAATAGTAGTTATGGCGCAAATATATCGCATGACGATATAAATTACCCTGCGCTAGAAATCGCGCTTGATATATGCGATGAGGATGTAACTACTCAAGAA